TAGGTCAACAAAGCCCATAATAGGTACCAGTACGCCGTCCAGCATCAGTTCGATTTTGCGCTCTTCTTGTGCGCCACTGAATAAGGGAGATAGTAAGTCGATGCCGACGTGGGCAGCGTCTGGTATTAGTTCGCGGAACTTGTCGCGCTTATCTTGTGATGAATTAGCCGGATGAAAATCATAGCCGGTCATAGCCTCTTCTACAGCCTCATCAATATCCTGACCGTGACACACGGCTGCTTGGATAACCTGATGCACTGCTGTACCGAATGCGGCGTTCTCGCCAACGATAATCTCGCGGCGTTTTTCTTTCGATAAATAAACGTAATCGAACATCCAGTTCGCCAATGGGCGATTTAACTGGCTTGGACTGAAATGGTAGACACCTACCGATTTCATCTTTTCTAATAAGTCTGTCATTCCCTAACTCCTGGTGCCGTGATTGGCTTGATAACTTTAATTACGAAATAGTGATTGACCTGTCAACAATTATTTTATACAGATTGACACGTTGTTAATTTCTATTTGTAGGAGAATAACTTGAAACTGGCAGAACATATGATGAAACGAGGAATGACACAAAGCGAACTAGCACGTCATCTGAATGTAACAAGAGCAACCATAAACAACTGGATATATAAGCGCACACCGCCGTCTGGCAGACAGATGATGGCTGTGTACAAATGGTCAGGTGGCAAGGTTGGTTTAAAAGATTGGTGCGAGGAATTTGATGCCTAAGAAATGGAGCAATCAATACGGATACGGCCCTGACCCGAAAGACGAATGGCGCACACACGCTGAGATGTTTAAGGATGCGCCGAACTTTGAGGACGACCCTGCTGCTGAATCTGCTGACACGATTGGCAGCTATAGTGTAAAGGGCGTTGGCACTATCGGTGTATTCCAAGGCGAGGATGACGCTGATTTCGCTGACAATGGGGAGAAAATCAAATGACCAACCCTTACTTACTGCCAGAGGGCAACGTGCAGATAAGTTTTAGTGGTGGCAGAACATCAGCTTATATGTTGTACCATATACTTGAAGCAAATAATGGGTTGCCCGACAATGCTGTTGTTTCTTTTCAAAACACCGGCAGGGAAATGCCGCAGACCTTGGACTTTGTGCAAGAGGTTTCTGAACGGTGGAACGTGCCGATAGTATGGCTTGAATATGACCGGATTGACGGCAAACCGGCAGCTTCTGTGGTCAGCCATAATTCTGCAAGCAGATTAGGAGAGCCATTTGAAAAACTTATTGAGGCAAAAAAAGTTTTACCTAACACATTGATGAGGTTTTGCACTGTTGAGTTAAAAATAAATACGGCTAAGAGATACCTAAAAAGGTTGGGCTGGAAAGAGTGGAGTAATGCTGTTGGCATAAGGGCTGATGAGCCAGACAGATTAGCTCGTGCGCCAAAAAAGGATTGCTGGGTTCCTTGGAGACCACTGGTGACGGCAAATGTAGACAATAATCAGATAAGTGAGTTTTGGAAAGCGCAATCATTTAACCTTATGCTGCCAGTAAGCAACGGAAGAACTATGTATGGGAATTGTGATGGCTGCTTTCTCAAGTCAGAGTCGCAACTTGTAATGCTTGCTAGGGAACATCCAGAAAAATACGACTGGTGGGTGCAGCAAGAGAAGAACCACGAGCATAGGGGTGATTGGGGGGTCTTCCGTAGAGATAGACCGCTTGCAGAATTGCGTGACTTTATTAACGTGCAAGCCGATTGGGTATTTGATGAAGAAGGTTATTTTTGCCAAAAAGATGATGGGGAGTGTACAGGATGACCAACGGACGTAGGAAAGGGGCAAATTTCGAGAGGGAATTAGCTCGTATGGCTATGGACGAACTTGGCATTGATGATATCAAGAGAGACCTAGAGCAATATAGGGCTGGCGACCACGGCGACTTAATTGGCATTGACGGCTGGACTGTCGAGGCAAAGAGGTATGCCCATGGCGTGACACACAAGGATGAGTGGTGGTCACAGGTAGAGAGAGCAGCGGATGCGGCTGGTACTGAGCCTGTGCTTATCTACAAATACGACCGGCATCCGATTCGGTGCGTTGTCCGGCTGTCAAGCATTAACGCTGACTTTGCTGGTAAGGATGACCTAGCCACTGTCAGCTTTGAGACGTGGTGTATGCTGGTCAGGGAAAGTTGGGCGTAATGGAGTACAACAACGATTTCAAGTATGACTTGCAACTCGGTCAGATACACGAGCAGTGGCTCGGCAGCATCCTGACTGACGCAACCATTGAGGTCAAACGCGACTATATGGCGGCAAGAACAGGCAACATATTTATCGAGTTCGAGAGCAGGGGAAAGGCATCTGGCATAGCTGCCAGTCACGCCGAATACTGGGCTTTCGTATTGTCTGGTCATCGTGTGATTATCGTTCCGCTGGACACTGTGAAAGAGGTGGCTAGGGAACAGTACCGCAAGACCGGATACACAAGGGGCGGTGATAGCAACACCAGTCTGGGAGTTTTAATCAAGGTAGGGGATTTACTGAAATGAATGATGCAGAAGTGTACAAGTTTATGCGTGAGTTTGATGAAAAATTATTAGCCGGAAAGGTTGTGCTTGAAGACATCCACAGCGTTATGGCTGTTTTAAGATTAGCGTCATTCGGTTGGTCTAAATCTCGCGCCGCAATCGAATCATTAAATGCAAGGTTGAATGTTAAAGAATGTGAGTCTCAGAGAAGATATGAGCTTTTAGCAAAGGAAAGGCAAGCGGTCGATGCAGAAAGAAAACGAACAATCATAAAGGCGAATGAAGTACAACAGTTAAAAGATAGACTGTCTGAGTGCGATAGAAAATACAAAGAGTTAAAGGGGAAAAAGAAATGAGCATAAAGGCAGTTAGCTGGGCATTCGACCAGCAAATTGATGACCCGATGGCAAAGCTGGTGCTGATAGCGGTCGCTGACCATATCAATGAAAGCACCGGCAATGCGTGGCCTAGCATTGAACGGCTAGAGCATATGACCAGTGCCAGCCGCCGAACCGTACAACGCAAGCTAAAAAAGCTAGAGGAAGACGGATACTTGGAACGCCAAAAGCGATTCAATGATACCGATTTGTACTCACTTGGTGCTAGGGGTGTCACAGTGACACGGGGTGTCACACAGTCACCTCTAGGGGTGTCACACAGTCACCCTAACCATAATAGAACCGTTATAATAAATAATAAGGGGAAATCTAAAAAACAGCTTTTAGTGGATTGGCAACCGGATGACGCTGATAAGCAATATGCAACCGAACTTGGCATTGACTGGTCAGAGACACTGACCGATATCCAGCTTTGGAATGAAAAGAACGGCAATAAAGCCTCGTATGCGTCTTGTAAGGCATTTTGGCAGGGTTGGGTGCGGAAAGAGGCTAAAGGCCGTCCAGCACGCTCAAATCGCCAGGAATCGGTATCCCAGTGCAGGACACTAACCCCTAAGCAGCAAGAATACGCAAAGAGTGCTGCTGAGAAGCTGTATTACAAATACAAGGATGAGTATTTCCGCTATGAGGACATTTTAAAGGCTGTGAACGGCTTTATGCTGACGGACCAGTCTGATGATGCTTGGCGTAAGATAGGATTAGGCTTACCGCGTCCGTTCTAATGTGTCAGACCGATGATAGATTGGCACGACTAATAAGCAAAAACAATAGCTTACAAATCTCTTGTCACGATTTTGTCACAGGCAAAAGAAAAGGCCGGGGAACCGGCCTAATCTAGAGTTTTGCTTTTACATTTAGTATATTTCTTCTAGGTCGTTCATTTCTCGAAAAAGCTTTTGTTCCTCTGGTTCGTAGTGAATGGTATTAGACAGTTTGTCTCGTTTAATTCTGTTGTAAGCAATCTTCAGCTTGTCTGTTTCATCGTGTCCTCTTGTATGGTGCTTAACTGTGTAAAACTCTGACTCTGAAATGTAAGGTAAATGCTCATTTTCCTCTCGCTTGCCAAGCTTTTCAGACAGGACTTGCAAAACCAAGTCAACATCTTCATGGGTCAACACCACGTTGAAATATCTTGTGCCTTGCATAGTGCTTGCACTGTTATGATGCGCCATCAAAATAGGCTCACAATCACCTTCATGCGGCCATTTCAATATTTTAACCTCAACCGAAACATCATCACATGGGTCTCCAACCGTGTTGCCTTGTAAGGTTTCTTTTAAGAATTTTCTATCTGGCTCGTAATCTGGAGCATCTCCATATGTCATATCCAAGATAAACTCCAAAGCTTCGGCTGGCGTATCTGAATCTAAGTCAACATAATGGTTGGTTGTGTAAGTAAATTCTGCTGTGTAAGTCATTTTCGTTTCCTTTCCTGTGTCGCAAAAGTAGCTAATTTAGCTATTTAAGTGACATATCTTTTGTGCTTCAGCCAGAACCGCGTCAGCGTATTCTTTCAATGTGCAGTCTGCGCCCTCTAGGACTTTATGCCGTGAACAGGCTGACAAGGCTGTTGCCATTGAGGTGAAGTAACCGAGTGTTTCCCAACCGGTTTTTCTCTTTTCATTGCGAACCATAAGCGTGTGGTTATGCGTGTCTATCTCGACCTTATAGTTCGCATTAATGGTTACTGTTTGTGGTTTTGCTTTAGGCATTAGACCATATCCCATTCGATGCCGTTTAAGGCACAAGCACCGACTATGCGCTGAGTTTGTGCTTGGCTCATTTCCATACAGTTAACTGTAACGGTGATGTTGCCGTGCTTGCACATATCCAGCCATAAAGAAACCTCGCCCTTTTTAGTCCACCATGCCAGACCAACTTCGCCAGTGTTGCCGTTAGCGCAAGCGTCTCCGTCTGATTTCATAATGGCAGATATCTCGCTTACAAAGCCAATCAGGCGCACAGTCTGCATCTGAGCCTTGCTAGGTCTCTTGTAACGCTTTTTTGGTTCTGCTGTTTTCTTTTGCTTATTGATGTCTACAACATTAGTCATTGTCTTGGTTCCCTTCTATGCGTTTACGTTTGTGAAGTTGAATTTTACCTGTATATGAATGGGGCTGTCTGGATAGGTCTGGTAGCAGTCTGAAAGTGTCCTTGCTGCTTTCACTACCCCTTTCATAAACTCTTTTACGATGACAGATTCCCTTTGCTCGTCGAATGGGTCTGCATACATGCTGGCAGAATAGCCTAGCGCGAATGGTATTGTCGCAAGCACTTCTTGGTTTTCATCGCCCTCTATAACCAGTATTTCAGCGTCATATAGTCCATCAATTATCTTGTCCATTGTCTTGTTCCCCTTTCATTGATTTGATTTTTGCGACGGCGTTCTTTAACCGTTGCTGCTCTGTTTCTGGCAAATTGTGCAGGTACATAGCCATCGTTTTTTCGTCGGGGTCAAACTGGTCAACCCATATGACAAACTCGATTGCGCTGTTGATGCCTGTACCGTCTGACCGATTGCGCTTGCGCTCTTCGGCGTAAAATGCTTCTTCGTATCTATCCATTAGTTCCACTCCTCAGCTTCTAGTGTTTCAAAATCAACAACCGATATTGGGTTGTGCTGAACGTTTGAGCCGTGCAACGCATCTTGCTGGTAATCGTCTATCTGACTTTTCAGCAATTCCATTGCCCACTCTTGCGCCGTCTCTATGCTATCGGCCTGAATGTCGATTGTTTGCGTGATAACCGCGCCAGTTTTAATTTGAAAAAAAGGCATTACAAGATTCCCCTTTCATATTCCCAACCGATATACGCTTGGTCTGTTTCCTGTTTAGTCGCGCCAATGTCGTCTAGCATTGTCTGCAAACAACACCGGCATAGCTTGCGGCTGGTTTCTTCTATCAGCAGCTTGCGCTCAACGCCTGACCGATTGATGGTAAGGCTAACCGATTTTTCAACCGATTTTGTTTTCAGATTTTGTTTCATAACTGGTTTCCCTTCCTGTTGTTGTCAATTCACGTTAAACAATCTAGAGCAGATTGCAAGCGTTATTTTAGAATGACGCTGGCAACGATTGCCAATAGGCAACCCGCTGCAATGGTTATCAGCACCGGCAAGCCATCGCTGGCAATGGCTGACGCTATAAAGGCTAGGGCAAGTGCAACAAATGCCAGCCCGCTTGATATGGTTTCGCGGTTCATTGTCTCGGCTCGTTTAAGAATTTTTCAGCGTCATTAATTAGGGTTTCGGACACTATTTCAGCGGGATTGAAACCTAACTCTTCTAAATGGCAACAAACGAAATGCGCCGATTGTTGCCTTTCATCATCGTGCCTGTCAGCGTTCCAATCAGCGAATGCTAACAATAGATATTTCATATTATGCTCTTTCATTATCTTGCCCCTTTTATTGCTTTAAATAGTTTGCTTTCGTTCCGCTTAAACAATGAGATTAATTCCATTGTATCGCGATTTTTTGCCAGTGTAGTCCGTGGAACATAATGTTCTAAACTGGTGAGTATTAACTCAATGTCCGCATATGATAGCGTTATTTGTGCCACTGGCTCGTTGCGTTCTTTTTGCATTGTCTTACCTTTCAATTTTTGTTTCGTGATAAATATCAAGACCGGCTTCGCGGCGGTATTGTTCGCCTATCTCAATCTTGTTCCAAGTTCTTTTTGCCAAATCGTCGTATCCATTTTTTTCTTGCCGAATTGCGCGGGCTTCAAGTTCGTCAAGCCTTTCGACACTTGGCATTGATGGAAATGGATAATAGTTTTTAACGTCTCGCATTGTCTTACCCTTTCGTTATTCCGGTTTAGGCTTTCGCCATATAGACGCTAGTCCATGCCTAGCGGCTATAAAGCGGCACGGCGAACCGTGCCAGCCGGTTAAGCGGCTTTACGCTTGAAATTACCAGCACCGGCACCGTGCGCGACTATGGCAATTGATTTAGGGCTTTTTGTGCTAGTACCAGCGCACAATCCGCAAGTTATGCATTGGGTAAGATAGCCCGCCTCTTTGCTAGCTGGACATAAAATTTCCTTGCCGGTGATAAGGCTTTCAATGCGGTCAATAACGCGAAATGTGCGGTGACCTTTATCCCAAGCGGCTTGCGCTTCCGCTTCGCTATCAGCGGATTGCATATAGATAGCGGGGTCAAAACTCGCGCTTTCAATGCCAGACTGGTGACTGTATGCGGTATGACCTTTAGCCTTGCTGATAAGGCTATCCCAAATATATGACGGAACGGCCGCGCCGTCGCCATATGTGCCAATCCGAACCATTCGGCCAGCACCAAGCGCGGCTATAGCGTCGTGACCAGTAATTGCTGGATATTTGCCAGCCTTATAGGCTTTATAGGTAATCAAAACGCCTTGGCCTAGGTTTACATAGCAAGAACGATTTTCCGCTGTTTTCCGGTTCGGGTCATTGGTGGCGTTGCCACGGTGCGGGCAATTGCCACAAATAGAGTAATCCGCGCCAGTTTTGTTAGCTTCAAGCGGGTTAATGTCTGGCCGCAATATATAGGTTTGCACCATTGCGCCGGTTTTACCGTTGCGGCTCTTGGCAATGTTAGCAATTGCGATAATGCGCTGGCCGTCAATCTGGCTTGCGCCGTCATAGATTACAAATGCGTTTGGTTTGGTCATTGTCTTTTCCCTTGTTCTATTACTTATCTATTACTGTATAGCATAAATTGACATAATCAACAAAAAAATAACGGTATTGCTCAAAAACTTGCAACGCTTGCCGCGTTTGGCGCGGGGATAAGAGGGGGGATTAGGGGGGGGTTATGGGGTGATTATGGGGCATCACGTCTATGTGGTATTATATCACCACACGCGCGAGTTAACCCAAATCCAGTTAACATAGCATAATCGCTCATATTTGCTCGCTGGCTGGCTTTGCTGGCTTCAGCGTATGATTCCTAGTCGGCAGTCGTTGCAAGCCATCACGCGGCAATGTAGAGCCTTGGCTTTGTGCGATTGATAATGAGTCGCAATATCATTCTCGCCTGGACTATTGCGAATGAGAATCATTCTCAAATGATAATGATAATGAGAACTGTTCGCAGAGACCCCCCATCGAAATCGCGCGGGGGGGCTGCATAAATATATAATAGTCCCTTACCACCCCCCCTTAAACCTAAAAACCCAAAAACGTCCCTAGCACCCCAAAAGTTGCAAGTTTTCTTGCACTGCTATATCAAGTCTGCTATGTGACGAATACAGGAGTACGAAATGGGACGTAAAATCACTGACCCGAAAGAGATAGACGCTGGCAAAAAGAAGTTCATCGAGCTTGTTTCAGACGGTATGTCTGCCAGGAAGGCTTGCACTCACAAGCTGGTGCCTACGTTTATGACGATTAGCAAGTGGCTGCGAGATGACGCTGATTTCCGCGACCAGTACAAGGTCGCTATGGAGCTTCGCGCCCAGAAGATTGACGATGACATTGATGATGCTATTGACGCTATGCGGTATGGCGAGCTTGATGCCCAGCAGGCGAGAGTTGTGATTGATACCTACAAGTGGCGAGCAGCGAAGCTATATCCGAAGTTCTACGGTGAGAACCAGAAGGTCGAACACGAGCATACGGTTGTGAGCTTTGTTGACGAGTTGAAGCTGGCAGCAGCGCAGATAGAGCGTCAGCGGCTAGAGGACAAGACCATTGAGGGAGAGGTTGAGGAG